AGATCGCATGTGAATTTAGATTAATCAAAACTGCTGGTGCGTGGTACACAATCCAATGCGCTCTAGATGATATTCAAAACCCAGTAGTTCAAAAACTTCTGCAAGATAATAATGTAGGAGACAAGGAAGAAGATATCGAAAGATTTTTTAAATTCCAAGGTGCTAATAATACTCTTGAGTTTTTAAATGAAAATCCAGAAATGTCCTCATTTATTTACGACAAGATTAAGGAATTATTTTAATGGCCCAAGTAGAGTTAACCAAGACAGAAGCTTGGAGAATACTAGATGCTCTTCAGGTATATAAGAAAGATTACGAATTAACCGATTACGTAAAGAGAACTATTCGTAACGCAGAAAAGAAATTAAAGAAGGTGGTTAATGAGTAATGACATGTGGCCCAAGTTTATTGGGTTATTGGCGGTGTGGATAATTCTCTTTATTTATTTCTACAGGCCAGAAAAATGAACACAATACTTCAAATATGTGCTGGCATATTGCTAGCTAGATTTATAGAATGGATTTTGTATGAAAGTTATAGGCTTAAATGGCAGAGAATACGTTTGGAATTTAAACGGATATTCTGTTGCGGCAAACGACAAACGAAAGAGATCAAAGTACCATCTTCGCGCAAGAGAAGTCTTGAAGACATGCTTCCATAGTTATAGAATACTAGAAGAAGTTAAATTGCCGGGAAGCACACCTAGTCATAGAAAAGGTGTTCTATATTTAGATTTCTATATTCCACAGATAATGCTGGCAATAGAAGTTCACGGTAAACAGCATTATGAATACACTCCATTTTTCCACAAAACAAAAGCAGATTTTGTGCTGGCAAAAGCCAAGGATGAAGATAAAATAGAGTGGTGCAGGTTGAATAAAATTGATGTGATTGAGTTGAAATATTCTGACACAGATGAGCAATGGAGAGAACAAATTGAAAACTGCTAAGGAAACTATTGAAGATTTTGTACAAAAACTAGACGACTTTATTAATGAAACAAATATTAGATTTGCAAATTTTAAACCAGAGTTTCTAACTGCGGCAGATATGTCTTTAGATGAATTAAAATCTCTAAATAAAGATGATTGCTTTAACAATGCGGATCTTCTTTATGGATATGCTGCATACATTAGTGACCAACTAACTAGACAAAGAGTTGTATATAATTTGTGTGTAGATCAGTTGGAAAAAATGGTAGCCAAAAATCATGATAAGTTTAGTCCTTATACAAAACATGACGCAAAGATTCAACTGATTGTTGTTGATAATGAATATGCAAAATCAATTGATCAATACAAACAAATAGCACAATCTAGAATGGAATCGCTAAACGATAAAGTCTATGAACTAAAACGAAAAGCAGATATTCTAACAGAAAAAGGAAAAAGACTATGAGTATGAAAGATTTTATAGACACTTTAACAGCGGAGCAAAAGCAAGCGCTTTTAGAAGCGTTAACAGATAAAACTTCTATTAGCACACCAAGTCAACCTGAACCAACAGAAGAAGATTTCTTGAAAAAGAATACTGTCACAGAAGACTTTACGATGCATAGAGATAATAGTTTACAAAATAATAGTAGAAGGATGCCAGTCAAGGCACATAAGAATACTTGGACTGATTCTGGATCTGAAGCAAAAGACATTGCAACTCCCGATATTACTCCTACACCAAGAACAAGAAGGCCACCAAGAAAGAAAACCGTGAAGTGCCACATATGCGGAAAGAGTAATCAGGTTAATGCTAGCTTGGTCTATGGTGAATTTTATCGTTGTGATACTTGTATAGGTTAATATGGAAGACAAACTCTTAGACGTTGGTGCAGAAAGAGCAGTATTAGCTGGACTAATACAGCACGGAATAGATGCGTATGTCAGCATCTCTGATATCATTTCTTCCGACAGCTTCGCTAACTATAATAATCAACTAATTTATAGATGCGTTGATCATTGTATTAAAAATGATTTGTCTCCAGATATATCTGCAATCCTCGCCGCTGCTAATCAGCTTAATATTTCAGAGCAAATAAATACTAAGCAAGAATTAAAGTATATTCAGTCGCTCATGAACTTTCCAGTGAGCCAAGAGAATGTATTTAACTTCGCTGTTCAAATTAAAAAGTTTGAGTTTGCCCGCAAGATCAAAAAGCTAACCATGAAGATCCATCAAGACATGGATGAAATTCATGGTTCAGAAAGTATTGATGAAATTATTAGCATGTTGGAAAATCCTGTAACAGATTTTCTTAGAGAGGATGACGGTGGCGAAAATCCAGAAAAGATAGGCGATGGAGTAGATGACTATGTTACATTCTTATCAGAAAATAAATGTGATATCATTGGTATACCCACGGGATTCGCTAGATATGACGAGGCCATTGGCGGTGGTCTTAGACGAAAGTGCGTTGACCTTGTATCTGCAAGACCAAAAGTTGGTAAATCAGTATTCGCTGATAATGTTGCTCTTAATGTATCTTCATTAGGTATACCAGTACTTGTTTTAGATACGGAAATGTCTAAGGAAGATCATCTAAATAGACTTATTGCAAACATTAGCGGTACTCCCATTAACGAAGTGGCGACGGGCAAGTTTGTTGACGATCCAAACAAAGAACAGAAAGTAAGAGAAGCTGTAGCCAGATTAGAATCTATACCTTATAGTTATATTAGTGTCGCTGGAAAACCATTCGAACAAATCTTGAATCTAATTCGTCGCTGGGTGGTTCAAGAAGTAAAGACAGATGAATCAGGAAAAACAAATGAATGCTTAATCATCTATGATTATTTAAAACTCATGTCTTCTTCATCTATTACAAACAATATCCAAGAATATCAGGCGCTTGGATTCCAGATTACATCATTACATAATTTATGTGTTAAACTAGACATACCTTGTCTATCCTTCGTGCAATTAAATCGTGATGGCATAACTAAGGAAAGTACCGATGCCGTCAGTGGCTCAGACCGATTAATCTGGCTTTGTACTTCTTTTAGTATTTTCAAAGCAAAATCTCCAGAAGAACTAGCAGAAGATGGGCCAAAGGCTGGAAATAGAAAGCTTGTACCAATCGTTTCACGACACGGTGCTGGCATGGATGACGGGGATTATATTAATATGCAAATGCAAGGTTCTCACGCAAAACTAATTGAGCTACAACGAAGAAACGAATTGAAACAACAGCCCGTTGGGGATACTGGTTTAATTTCACAGCAAGGAATAGATAAAATAAAAGATGGAATTGAAGAAGATCAAGCAGAAGCTGAATGAAAATGCAGAGTTGGTATTTAAATCACTAGGGATGGAAACTGAAATATTTTCAGACAACATCTATTCTACATGTCCAGTGCATGAAGATAGTGATAATCCAAGAGCGTTTTCTTTTTCTACAACTAAAGGTATCTGGAAGTGTTGGACTAGAGATTGTCAGTCCTATCATTCTAATGATATATTTGGTCTTATTTCCGCAACACTATCTAATAAAGAAAATAGAGAAGTTGATTTTTCTGAGGCACTAAAATGGTCATGTGATTTATTAAAGATAAAAAGATCTAAATCTAATAGTAAAGCCGAAGTTTCTGAAGAAGATATATACGAAGAATTTACGGAGTTGGTTAATAACTTAAAAAATAATAGTAGTAAGTTTACACACAATCCAATCACTTTATCTTGCGACATAAAGACTCCTTCAGAATATTTTAGTGGAAGAGGATTCTATAAAAAAACATTACAATACTTTGGTGTTGGCGATTGTAATACTCAGGGTTCTCCTTTGTTTGAAAGAGCGGTAATACCAATCCACAACGACGATGGCTCAGAAGTTATTGGGGCAATTGGTAGAACTATTAAGGAATATAGAATGCCAAAGTTTTTATTGTACCCGAAAGGCTTTGACAAGAGGCATTGTTTTTACAATTACCATAGAGCAATAAAAAGAGCTGAAGAAACATCGTGTTTATTTATATTAGAAGGACAGGGAGATGTCTGGAAGCTTCACGAAAGCGGGGTCAAGAACGCTGTTAGCATATTTGGTAAAACAATCAGTAAAGAACAGGCAGAAAAAATAATGTCATTGCCGGTTACAACGCTTATAATTCTAACAGACAACGATCAGGCGGGGCGAGAATCTAAAATACAAATCAAAAGACAATTCAATAGAACACACAAATTAATATTCCCAACCATGTGCGCTAAAGATATAGGCGACATGACCAAAAAACAAATTGAAAACAGTATTCTAAATAATCTGAAAGGTGCATACTGATGGTTAATATTATAGGTATTTCTGGCAGAAAGCAGTCAGGTAAGAACACAGTTGCCAATATAATTAATGGCACAATCTTAAAGAATTTGCACATGATAAACGATTTTAAAATCAACAAAGATGGGCAGCTTCAAATCGAAACGCAAAACAGCCAAGGTAAAATGGGTTGGGGCATTCTTGATTTACTAAGAAAAGATGATGAGTTTACTCAATATGCAGAAATAAATATTTGGCCATATGTAAAGATATATCATTTCGCTGACTACTTGAAAATGATTTGCGTAGACTTATTTGATCTCACAGAAAAACAAGTTTATGGAACAGACGCAGATAAAAACACACAGACTAAATACGGAATGACCGCCAGAGAGTTTTTGCAATATTTTGGCACTAACGTAATGAGAAAAATAAAAGACACAATATGGGTTGATGTAACTTTAAAATGCATCCTAGCACAGCAACCAGTAATAGCAATCATACCAGACGTAAGATTTCCAAATGAAGTTGACGCTATACATGACGCAGGAGGTATGGTGATAAGACTAAATAGGGACACCTTAAAGAGCGACCATGAGTGTGAATCAGCCTTAGATAAAGATGTTTTTGACTGGAATCGTTTTGATCATGTCATTGACAATAACGACCTTACTATAGAAGAATTGATTAGCAAAGTCAACATTCTAGAACACATTTGGAGTAATTAAATATGCTTATTACATACGTTAGATCTTCGAGTTATAATAATTATGCTTATTGCCAAATGCAATATTTTATGACATACGTTCTTGGCTATCAATCTGTAAGCGGTAAAAAGGCAGAACTTGGA